TAGTTTCTATACTAATTAACTTCTCTTTAACGCTACCTAGCGCCATAGAACAAGCGTATAAATGCTCTCGGGTTTTAGTTTCATGAGGTTCTGTTTTTAGCCACTCAACAAAGAAATCTACTAAGATATCTCCGTACGCTGAGTCAAAGAAGTTGTTCCGAGTGTCCGCTGAGAACTTTGCTTCCTGTAAAGCTATTTGTGATAATCTATCGGGATGCACCTTCTTGGTCATCCTCTTGTCACCTGCTTCTCTATATTTTTCCATAATTTACCTTATGTACACATCATCTCGAAAGGTAGAGGTGTAGTTAGGGAGGGGGCTATTGCCCGCCTCCGATTGCTTGTTTTAATAATTGCACTGCTTGTGCAGGGTCTATACCCATTTGTTTCACCATATCGTCTAGTGAACCGCCTTCTTTACCTGATGGTGCTGCTTCAATAGACTTAACTATATTAACGGCCTTCATCATTATCTCGTCCATATTCCCCGGAGTCGGGAGATTTTCTGGAGTAACTTCTGCTTTAATTGCGGCAGTCTTAAGGCGAGCCCATTCTTGATCATGACGATCAAGTGCAATAGCCGTTTGCCTAATGTTATCTTGAAGCGAATTATCTGCTTGCACCTTAGTATAAACTGAATTTGCTTCAGCTTGTTTAGCTTTAGATTCTTCAACACGAGCTGCGATCTCCTTCATTCTCTTTTTATCATCCTCTGCTACTTTCATAGCTTTCTTAGCTTGTTCTAAGAATTCTTCAGTGGTATGATCTTTAAGATATTGTTCTGGTTTAAGATCAAGACTATTAACCATATCAAACGCTATATTAGCTACAGCATCTGGTTTAATCATAGCTCCTTGACCCGATTCTTTAAGCATCGGTATTAATTGAGAGGCTAATAACATTAACTTCTCTCTTTTGTTAGCATTAGAGTTCTCACCTAAATCTACATCTACTTCTAATTCTATGCAAGTAGGTAATTCTTTTAAGTTAACATCTAACATAACACCACGTCTATCAGACATAATACTAACTTCATCCATGTTAGCTTTTATAGTCTTATACACGCCTTCACATAACCTTTTAAATCCACCTTCAGCAAACTTTCTGGCTATATGTTGTATACGTTTTTGGCTAGCAGTCATAACTTGACTTAGTTTAACTTCACTATTACCTGATACGTATAATTCGTCATTAAGGCCTTGTGCTGCTTTAGACATACCTGTAGCTTGTTCTTTGTGTACTTGTAAGTGTTGTAACAAAGGAACTGTGCCTGCACTAATAGTGCTTGGCGGTAAGTCAGTAACTGCACCTGCAGGATTACCGTTAGTTGGGATAATCTGTTTAGGTCTCATATTTTGTAATGCAGAAAAATCTACAACATTTGGATCAGCTAACTTAGGTGAATAGTTACTTAAGTAAGTGTTTTCTACAAAGCCACGTAATATAGCAGTAGAAGTAAGTGTAGTAGATCTTGTCATATCTGCTATAGATAATCCAAAGAATTCGTAAGGTATTTCAAAAGGACTTAGTGACGCTAGTGGAATATAGTTACAGTCTTCTTCATGTAATATGTTACTGCCTGCAACAATTATATGTTTAAGTTCTGCTATACCATCGCCATCACGATCAACTTTAATCCAACACTCTGTTACAGCTACTTTCATATTAGCTTCTAACAATGAGTCATCGTCATCACCTGAACCAGACCAATATGTTTGACCTGTTACACGTTTACGTACTGCTACGTCTTCAGAATAAGTAGAGTGATCTTCACTTGCACTAGGTAGTTCTGACCAATCAGATACTTCATCTGCAATATCAGGATACATCTTTCTTATATCTGAACGAGACATTTCTATTTGTACACCAACAAACTTAGCATCATCAATAGCACTTGCGTCTCTTGATATTAAAAAGTTTTCTGGTGGTACATTCTCTATTTTAACTCTGGACATATCATAGGTTCTTTTTAACCTAACATCTTCGTAAGCATTAGTAGCTGGGTTAAAGTTTAACTCGCCAACCACTTCTATTTCTTTATCAGATAGCTTAAGATCTAAAGCTTCTTCAGTAAGTGAATCGTACTCTTCAAAGTCAGCGTATTTGTCTTCTACAAAGTCCCAACGTATTACTGAGTTCTTCCATAGTAAAGCGGACTTTACCCAGGTGTTTAATAATTCCCAACCATTATTCTTTTTAAATATAGTATAGTTAACTAGATCTGAAGCATCATTAGCTGCTGCTATAGCGCTGGGTGATGCTGACCAAGATTTAAATTTAGCTATACGATTGTTGTTAAACATTAACTCTGATATTAAAGCTAAGTAAGCTTCTATAGTTTCTGTTGTGTCTGATGAAACTATCTTAGATACACCATTAGGTCTTAAATGACCTTCAGGTAAACCTGCATATTCATAAGTAGACTGTAATCTATCATTAGCTAATTCAGAAGAGTTTAAAAAGTCTCCAGCTGAATTAGATACACCTGTGTCCACCAGGTTTATTAATTGTTCGTCGGTTACTTTCTCAAGATAACCGGTCATATCATTGCCCATATAAGGCCTCCTATCAATCTAGCACCCATATGGGTATATTATAGTACGAGAGTTTTTGAACCAAAGGTACTCTCGCAAACCTAAAGGACAGCATGAGGTTCAACTGTATAGTCCGTCTTTTCCCTCTTTCCGCCAGTCTTCACGGTGGGCACGAACAAGCTCTGGCTCTTTATGTTCTTTAACGTTATCACGTCCATAAGTAGCTGAATTCTTAGATTTCTTAGTAGGGTCCCAAACTTTACCGTTCTTTTGTTTAACACCTTTTGAAGGTCTATAAATAGCCATTGTTATCCTCCTAAGTCTTTTTTAAGTTGTGCTAGTTCTTCTAGCTCTGCTACGCTTAAATCTTCAGTAGTTTTTTCTGTGGTAACAGATTCAACTCTTGTTTTCTTAGGTGCTTTATATTCACCTAATTCTTTAGCAATTTTAAATGCTTCTTCACGATCACCGTCTTCCATTGCTTCATGCATAAGCAATTTCATTACATCTAAAGGATCTTGAGCTACAGAATTAAGTGCTTCAAGTGTTTCAGCCATTTCAGCTGCTTTCTCTTTAATTCTAGCATCACGTTCTTTCTTTAACCTACGGGCTTCAGCAGAAGCTTTAACTCCTGCGGCCTGAAAGTTTTTTATTTTAGCTTGACCTTCTTCTGTATTAGGGTTAATCATGTGTTTAGCAAAGTTAGATTGACGAGGATCCTTCATCATACGTGCTCGGATCTCTTCTATCTGTTTATTTGTTTTAGCCATTAAATCCAATCCTCATTATTATTGTAGACCAAATTCTTTTGTCTCCAATCTACTTTCTGATTTGATAATTTATCTATGTTAGTACGGTAAGCTTCCCAGGCAATAGCTAAGGCCATAACAGTATCGTCATGGTGTCCTTGTATTGCTTCTGTTTTACCGGAAGAAGTAGATATATAAGTTTTCATCTCAGCAAGTATTGTTTTAGAAGGAATCCAAATGTCTTCTTCTTCCACAGCATTTTTTAATTGACCTATAACTCTAGGTTTACTGCCGTGTGTCATTCTAAATCCAGGTGTTTGACCTTCTTCTGAACTAAGCCTTGCAGCTTTAGTTTCATAATACATATTAACGTAACTCATTTGCTTAAGTCTTTGTAATGTAGCTACACCCATACTGTTAGACTCTACTGCTAACAAAGAGTTATTAAAGTATCTACCTAAATAAAACAAATGTTCACCATATAAAGTAGGATCTACGGTATTATCTCTGTACATAGCACAAATATGACCTTTGGTATTTAAAACTATAGCTGTACTATAATCTTGTTTAACACCAAGAGCTACATCTGCACCTATTATATAATTGTCTTGCCAATCTGGTGGTATCCATATTTCTAAGTTACCACGAGGACTGTCATCAAAAGAACCTAGCTCATCGTTATAAGCTCTTAAAGCAATAGGAGGGGTGGCAGTAAAAGAATTTATTTTCTCTGAATCAAATACAGATGCACCTGATACAAGAAAAGCTTCTTCCGAGTTAGCAGGATATTCCTGTCTAAACTTATCTACGCCGCCTTCTACAATCTTTAACCTTCTCCAATATATTTGTTCATCAGTTAAATCGTACTTTTCTTTATAATCTTTTTCTTCAAAAGTTAATTCAAACCCATCTGGAACTTCTCTTTTATATTCTGCAGTTTTAAACCAAGGAATAAATATAGCTATATAATCTGATTCGCCTGCAGCTGCTGCCTGATACAAGCGATAGAATTCTCCAGAAGCACCATTAGCTGTTGACTCAATAATTACTTCTGTTCCATCTGATTGTGATATACCTTGGAATAGTCCTGCAAGTATCTTAGCATCATGTTGCCAGAAAGCAACCTCTGAACCATGTAATATAGTAGGTGTAGTACCTCTTCCAGCTTCCGGTGAACCTGCTGTATATAATCTATATGATCCAATTGCATCTGCATCCGGATAGGCTGGAGTTTGAATTGCAATTTCTTTTGCGTTCGTTTTTTCTAACTTAGGTTGTAACCCTTTTTCCATGTTCTTAATTAAGTTTTTACTCATAGTAAACAAGGAATCTGATGTAGCACTATCATGTGCCATAACAACAGAACGGGTATGTTGTTGAAAGTAAGTTTTCCAGAATACTCTTCCAGCACAAAAAGTAGAGATACCTTGTTGCCTAGCTTTAAGTATTATAGCTCTAACCTTACCTGTTTCTTTTCTTTGTTTTTCTAAAGCTTCGTTAATAATGGTTTGTGCTTCATTAAATTTAAATGGCACAAAACCTTTAGTAGCGTCTTTAGTAATAATTCTTATTTGTTCTTCAGAAAATTTTTCAAAGTCTTCTGAGTAGTCAGTCAAATTCTTTCTTCTTTTTAGCTCTCTAAGAGCTTCCAACTGCGCTCTTGCTTCTTTCTTTTTAATGCTGTCCATAATATTTCCTGATAGTGATAAACTATTTCTTTTTGCCTACACACTTACCGGCTCTCTTACAAGCCATTTTTGTTTTACAATTAGAACAATGTTTAAACGGTTTCTTTCTTTTAGCCATCATAGGGCTTTTCTTACTACATAACATTATTTCTTCCTTTTCTTTCCAGAGGGAGTAACAGACCACCTTATTGCCTTAGGTCCTGTTTTCTTTTTAGTATCAGACTTTTTTACTTTAGAAGCTACAGCCTTGGGTCTGCAGGCAGGATAACTCTTACGTTTATCTTTTTTACCTGATCGACCACAAGGTTTACCTGTTTTAACATCACGCCAATCTTCTTTAAACCATTTCTTAAGAGATGCACCTTTAGCTGTCTTACGTACTGCCATATTATTTCCTCTTACTTTTACCGTAGTTCTTTGCACCAACCTTACGGCATTTAGCCATATGTCCTGATCTGTATGCAGAGTTTTTAGGCATTGCTCGAGCTACTTTTTTATAACAAGCATCTTTCTTGGTTTTCTTAACTGCCATGATTATCTCCTTGATTTAGCTCCTGAACATTTCCATCTCTTTCTACTTAAGTTTAATGGACTGTTAGGGTTCTTAGCTGCTGCAGGTGAACGTTTCTTTTGTCCAAGAGATCTAGCGCAGTATGCATCACCTTTTTTACTACTAGGTTTAACTCTAGCTCCCCCACCTTTGGCTTTACCAGCTTGTCCATAGCTAACTCTCTTTCCACTTGCAGTAACTTTTACTTTAGCTTTTCCTTTATTAGGTCTTGCTGCCATGTGTTACCTCCTAGTTTAATGGGTTATCAACTAAAGAATCATATGCTTTCCATATGTCATCTATTTCAGTTTGGTATTTGTCAAGCTTATCACCCAGACTATCAGTGATCCCAGTCGATCTCTCAACCTGACTACGTAAGTCAAGCAACTCTTTCTGTTGTTCCAAGATTGTTTGCATTTGTGTGCTAATCGTTGACAACCTCGTATTAAGTCCACGTACATCATTGTCTGCTACCGCCTGTTCTATTGTTTGAATGCGTGAACTTAGTTCTCCAGCCTTGCTGTCAAAAGATTTTGATTTAGAAACGACTGTCTCTATACCTGATTCTACCGCATAAAATCTTTGTAGTGTATCATATCCGTAATATATACCGCCACTAAGAGATCCTAGTATTGGCAGGGCAGCAGCTATGTACCACCCTTTAAATGTAAATCCACCTACTTTAACTTCTGTATCTTCTATCATATTGTTTCCTACATATTAGAATTAGCAGAACCATGTTGCAATATGTATGCACCAGCACCATAAACGTCGTCAGCATCTTTCATATCGTCTGTAAGATAACCATTCCAACCTGTACCGTAACCTGAGTCACCCCAAGTAATAACAAACTCATCTACATTTTGTGTATAAGTTATTGCAGTGTATGTTCCTACCATTATGTTGTTAGCACTTGCATAGTTATCAATACTTGTTGTAAGCTCTGTATTGTTAGCCGCTGACATAAAAGCACCTGCTTGTTGTGCGTATT